AGTCGAAAAAATCGGAGAGGTTCCAGCGCAGCAGTTCGGACAGGAGCTGGGTGTACTGCACCATCTTTCCGCCGAAGTCGGCAACGGTGACCGGGCGCTCGGTGCCGTTGATCAGCACGCGGGCCATGATCATTTGCGCGACCTGGGATTTCACATCCTGGCGCATCGACATGAACATGGAGCAAAGCACCTGATCGTCCACTTCCAGGCCGGCGCCCGCCGCCGTGGCGAATCGCTCCAGCACGGCGGCAGACAGCAGGGACATCAGGCGGTCTTGATCGACGGCGCTGGCCATGGCGGCGTTGTACTGCACGCCGCCAATGGTGAATGGTTTTACGCTCATCTATCAGCCCCTTGTCGCTTCCCAGATGTTGAACTGCATCGTGAACTGGTCGTCCGTAATGGTTGAGCCGGCCCGGCCGCGCTGGCCGTCGTTCACGATCACGCCTTCCGATCCCAGTGCTGTTTCCAGCGTTCCAATCTGGGTGAAGGTCAGAGTGACATTGGCGTTGGAGTTCAGCAGGCCTTGGATGAAAGCGGAATCTGCAGAACCAGGATTTAAGTAGAGATTTACCTCTCGACCAGGATTCATGCGATCAAGGCGAACGGCGTTGCCGCCCTGGCCTCGACGCAGCTGACTGCGTGGGTCAATAGGGGCATCTGTATATGGGGTTGCGGTTTCGCCCCAGTCTTGAATTTGCCGACCTGAAACCGTAACAACGCACAGGTCGGTGCTAAAATTGCTGAGCGACATCTGGTGAACCTCTCTAATTTTCGGGGCCAATAAATGGACACGTTTTCATTCATTGCTAGGGCGCGAGAGGCCCATGGCGACAGGTATGGATATGAGAAATCGATATACCACTACAGGCACCCAGTAACGGTTACCTGTCGCGAGCATGGAGACTTCGAAATTCGGTACGACCACCATATAGGCCCAAGAAAGGGTGGGTGCAGGCTTTGTTACTTTGATTCAATTACCCATGGTAGGGATGTCATCGTAAGCAAGATGCTGAGCGTCCACTCCGGCAGATACGCATATGGGAATGCTGAAATATCTGGGACGCGCTCCAGAATCACCGTTACGTGCAGAAAGCACGGAGACTTTTTTTGCACGCCCGCCGCTCACATGCAAGGCACTCACTGTCCAGCATGCAGCAGAGAGGAGTCCTTCCTCACTCACGATAAATTCATGGATAGGTGTAATTCCATCCATGGAGATACGTACGACTACAGCCTTTCCGTGTACGCAGGGTCTGACAAGTGGCTGAAGATAATCTGTCGGCAGCACGGAATCTTTGAGAAGACGCCCGACAATCACTGCCACAAGACAAAGCCCCAAGGGTGCCCCAAATGCATCGAATACTTCGGCTACAGGGATAGCCTTCCTGGATACCTCTATCTCATGGCAAGTGATTGCGGCTCGCTCATGAAAATAGGGATAAGCAACAACCCTAAAAGACGCCACGCCCAACTGCAAAGAAGCACCCCATTCCCGATAAAGAAGGTCTCTCAGATCCGGTTCGATATTGGACGGGATGCCAGGATGGCTGAGCGCAGTGCTCACCGCCTGTTTTCCTCTGCGGAGCTATCGGGATTCGACGGTTGCAGTGAATGGTTTCACTGGGATGATGAAGCGATAGGCGCGCTCGCGTCATTCGACAACCTGAGCAAGGGCGCTCTGTAGCGCCCTCCCGTCAGTACACATCCAAGTCCACATCCACGATATGGATTGCACCGGCGCGGAACAGGCGAATGCGGAGTGGTGCGGACTTGCGGGCGTTACGGTCGGCATCCGACAAGTCGAGGATATCCTCTGGCTTGGTCAGGATCTCGAAACCGATGGTGTACTTCTCGATCCCGTCGTCCGGATCGATGTAGTTCCGTGGGCCCAGGTAGCCGTTGTTGATGAACTGCTGCATGGTGGCCCGGGCGGCGCCGATCAGCACCGCCTGGCCGACCGGGGTCTGAGCAAGCTTGGTGGTCTGGTTCGCGACCGCGTTGTAAAGCGATGTGGTCAGGTAGTTGACGCAAGCGTCGAGGTTCACCACGTCGTCGATGAACTCGCCATAGGTGCTGTGCGTAATCGTATTCAGCCAGCGGCCAGAGTCAGTCGAACCCTGGTTATCCACTACGGTATAAAAAACCGCCTTCTTCTTTGCATCCTGCATCGCCGTGTAGGCGGTACCTTGAAGATTCTCTGCGGTCACGCCCGGGGACTTCTTGAACTCACCAGTGATGGTGGAGCGATCGGCGCTGTAGTTCACAGCAGCGAAGTGCTTGGCAAGTGCTGAACCAGAATATGGGTCTGTTGCGTGTGCGGCGGTAAAAACGTGTCGGAAGCCTGCGGTTGTCAGTGCGCTCGCAATGTCGGTCGTCAGCGACGGATTGCGAATATCAACAACTGCTGCGCCGGTCTGGTTGTCGATAAACATGCTGGTGTTGTCTTCACACCACTGCGCGATCGCCAGGACATCCGCCTTTGCGGCAAGAATTGGCGCCGTCCACATGGTCCAATACCACCAGAGCAGGTTACGAGCCTTGTTCAGTGTCTGTACGCGGGTGGTATCAGCGGTGGCCACGCCATAAACCTTCAGTTCACGGGCGGCAGGAGTTCCGCCAAGCCAACGCTGGGCTGCTTTGTAGGTCTCGGTGGTATCTGCGAAATCTACAGAGAGCGCCGGGAGAGTGAAGTAAGTCCGGTACGTGTCCGGAAGGAATCCTGCCGGAAGTCCGACCTGTGGCGCGAACAACATGGCGCTGGCAAAGTTCGCATTGCCCAGGCCGGCCGGGCTGATCCGGGCATTAATCCGGATGATGTTGGTAGCTGGATAGCTCACTGTGCTAGCTCCAATGGGTTATGTGGGGTCGATTTCCACGGTGAAGGTCTGAATGACCTGCGCTTTTTCGTTCTCGAGTGCCACGGTGGCGCTCAGGATGTTGTTGATCGCCGGGAGGCTACTGGTCTCGTACATCAGGCGGATGGTGATCTGCGCCCGCTGCTCGAAGTTGGCCGACTGTAGGCTGGTGAGGTTGTTGACTGCGTCGGTGCTGTTCCAGCCGATCTTCGACTTGAACAGCATCATGCTCACGTCCGGTCGCTTGTTGGCCTGCTTCAGGCGCTCGGCGTACATCAGGGCCTCGCCGCGGTAGAAGTTGACGCTTGCCGAGCACATGATCTGCGCTCGAACATCGACCTCGACCAAGTTCCCAGGCCTGTTTCGCGAAACAATGTTGGCCTGGCCGCGCTCGCTGACGGACTGTCTCGGCGTGATCGTTGCGTAGGCACCTTGTGGTGCAGACATGCTGCCTGGGCCGATCTGATCGGCCAGCAGGCAATCAGGCACGCCGGTTGCAAGCATCACAATCGGTCGCAGCTTCTTGAATAATTCTTCGTTGGTCATGCTGGGCCACCTGACTGATCGTCAATGCGCATAACAATGACCTTGCAGTAGTTCCGCCAGTAGCGGTTGTCGACCTTGACGACCTTCCACTGCTGGCCCAGGAACGCCCAGGTACCGGTCTGGTCGATCAGCTGCATGTCGCCCTGGTTGATGTAGATCCTGCGCGCGTCGGTGATCCGTTCGCCGCCCTGGCGCAGGAAATCGACTTCCCTGTCGCTGGCGGGCTGGATGTTCACGATGTAAGGCGTGGTGCTCGGCGTGCCCGGCGTCCATATGCCGTCTACCCACGCGCCGCCAGTGTCAACCGTGCGGGATGCCTCGACGCTCTCGAAGACGCCATCGATCTGGCCCTCCATATTCAGGCTCATTCGAGACCCTCCGATGCGGGACCAATGGAAACTTGGTGGGTGACCGACTGGCGCATGGCGCCGGTATCGATCAGCGGGTTGCTACTGCCTTTCTTGCGAATAGTCGACGCGGCATTGGGCGGCGTCTTCAGGTCGGTCATGTAGACCTTTACAGCTGCTGCCGCCACTACACCGACAGCCTCAAGTATCTGATCCATTGACTGCCCGGCCTCCATGCCGTCTTGGATGGTCAGCAGCACTTCCGGCGTGGCGCTTGCAACACCAGGCTCAAGCCATGGCCGTGCTGGGATGTTGATGTCGTGTGGCTGAGTGACACCGAGCTCCATGTAGCCCGCGCCCTTCTTCAGGAAGCGGACCTCATCACGGTCTGCGGCCGCTTTGCTGGCGTAACCGTAGGACGTGCCGCCCGGGTGCTTGATTTCGGCGCCGAACTCGTTGATCGCTCCGAGGCTGGCCATGGTCAGGTCGCCCGACTCAACGTCGCCCGCCTCTTCATGGATGCCGACCGTCACCACCTTGTCGGACCGAAGCGCGGCAAGCTCTTTCGACAGCTCGTCCTGCAGCTCCTGGAAGCCGATCAGCTCAAGATTGATCATCTAAACCACCTTGGCGCCCATCCCGGCGCGCTTTTTCAGCCGGTAGAACTGCTGGCCGAAGTTGGTGTAGGTCAGCCAGTCGGTGCCCGCGTCCATCATCTGCGGCACGCGGTAGGCGATCGATTCGTCACCGACCGACTTCTGGGCCACGTTCAGGCGCGCATCGGAGCCGGGGGCTGCCGTGGAGCCAAGGGTGGAAAAGTTGGTTGCGAGCCAGTGCGCCGCGAAGTACTGCATGCCGCGCCACTTGAAGTTGTCGCAGGTCAGCTCAAGAGCGCCCCAGCGGCTTGATCCCGTCTCGGTGCCGGCTTCGCACAATGCTTCGATGATGAACTCGTCCGGCCACTTCACTGGGTCGACGAATGCCTTCATCAGGGGATTGCTGCGGAAAGCCGCAATCATCTCAGGGGTGATGATCATGGGAAATCCTCGGCCAATGACAATCCATGCGATGCGAGGCACGAGTTCCAATTATCTGATGGAACCCCTCCATCAATTGCCGAAATCACTAGAGCACTAACAGCATCTGATGCATAAATAGGGTCGCTCAATTGATCTATGAAAACTTGTTCATACCACGTATGGCATCCATACCATTTGTTTCCAGATGCATCGGATAGAGCAACGCTGAGATTGTCAGGCCCGTATCCTAGTGAATCTGCTAATAAGTTGATTTCCTCGCGATACTTGGCGGGGATCAGTAATACGCAGGAGATAGAGTAATTCATTTCAATATCACACCTGATTTTGCTGACATATATTTTTCTGCTTTGGCGACTCCGATTACATCGGTTGATGCGCCTCGAACTATCAGCCCGTATAGATTTCCGCCAAACGGGAGGGTTGTCCCGCCCCGGCGGCAGATGTAGAGCGGGTAGTTGCCGAAATTACCCGTCCCCGCATCGTCCGCCGCGCCAACGTTCGACCGGGAAGGGGTCAAGCCATCCACCCGCGGAACGATCTCGGTTAGGCGCGTCGCTTTGGAGATATCGAAGTCAACCGACAGGATGTTGGTGGACGGTGCGGTGTAGGTCGACAGCGCACTGCCCGTCTCCGTCGTTCCTCGCAGCACAGCCGCGTAGTTATGCAGCCCGGCACCTTGAGGCCCAGCCAGGTAGAACGCGCCGTTATTCGCGGTAGCCGATGCTGACAGCTCGACAATGATCGATGTCGCTGCATCGCTGTTCTTTTTGGCACCAACGAACGCCGCCACTCTGAAGGTCGACGTGAGATCGATGGATGCCGTTGCCAGAAAGTCGTCAACGCCATCGAACTCCAGCCACCACAAAGCGCCTGAGTTGCGCAGGATTGGCCGGCTAGCTGATGTCGCTTGGCTGGCGTGGTTGCCGCGCCCTGACTTGTCGCGCATAAGGCCAACCGGCTGCCCTGCCGAAGTAACTGGAGTGGTACCAGCGGCATCCTGAAACATGGTAGACAGGTCGCTTGGGTCGTACCATGCGCCCTGCTCGCCAGAAGTGAATAGGGACTTTGGAGAAAACCCTTGGCTTATGATTATCGGGTCAATAACCGATCGAGCAATCGGCTGAAAAACTGACTGAACGATCGATTGAATAATCATTTTAAGTCTCGATGAATACGCCAAATGCTGTTTGCGTGTAAGCCGGCCGATTCACGCGGAAAGTTCCAGGACCGGCAAGTACAATCTGGCGACGGGTACCATCAAGCGATCCGATGGAGTTGCTTGCCCCGGGAGTGACTTGATCAATAGTAAACGCAAGCCACCCCGGCATCTGGTCAGCTACCGCCGAAAAGATTCCAACCGTAACTGTTGCGCCTGCAGCCACCACAATATCGGATGAAGTTGCAGCAGTTATGCCCGCCGCTAGCACAGTTGATTGTGGCATTTAAGTTAACTCCTTGCCTTGGCGATTTCTTTGCGCAGGCGAGCCTCTTTCCATACAGGATTCACCTCGATGCCGAGGCCCGCGGCTTCTTCTTGAAGCTGGGTGATGACGCCATCACTGTCGTCGTCGCCTTCATCGTCGACTTCCAGATCATCGGCGCCAACGCGGCGCAGATCGCCGTTCTTCAACAGGGCTTTGACGAAATCGATCTTCGCCACGGCATCAGGAACTTCGACGGCTGGGTTTTCACCAGGCAGGATCGGGTAACTGGTCTCTTTCTCGCCGACCAGGTGGTTGATGGTGATCAGTCGTGCTGCTTCGTTCTTCAGGAACATGTCGAATCCTCTTTGGGTTAGAATTGGGAGGCGCATAGGGTGGCCACCCGAAAAGAGCTTTGTCAGCTCCTTGCGCACCTACCGACATCCACTGGACAGGTGTGAATCATGGAAATAATTTCTAAGCCGGAAGCTATTGAGTACGGGCTGAAGTTTTACTTTACGGGCAGGTCGTGCATAAGAGGCCATTATTCCGCCCGATACGTGAACGGCTCAAAATGCAAGGAATGCACGCTAATAAACAACTCACTGTGGGCATCCGAAAATCCTGAAAAAGTATCGCTATCTAGAAAGAGGTGGGCAGATAACAACCAGGAAAGGATAAAGCTGTCTAAGTCCAGGCGACCGTCAAGGGCGAAGCCTGTAGAGATATTACATCCTCATAGAATGCTCTCCAGGAGCAAATCCAAAGACCTTGGACTCAAGCATTACTACACCGGAAAGCCATGCAAGCACGGCCACTACTCCGACAGATTTACCGCTACCGGCATTTGTGTTGAGTGCGGAAGAGTCCATTCTGCAAGAATCAGAGAGTCACAGCCAGACCGCAGAGCTCGGTATCAGCCAGCAGCAAACGCATCAATAAAAGAAAGATCAAGAAGCGACCCAATATTCAAAGCAAAACTCAGCATGAGAGAAATGGTTAGAAGGGTTGCGCGACTGATTGGAAGCAAGAAAGAAAAGGGAACGATAGAGGCCCTTGGGTATTCACCGGCCGATTTCGCCGGACACATGGAATCCCTCTTTTTAGAAGGCATGTCATGGGCCAATCATGGTGAATGGCATATCGATCATGTGACCCCGATAAGCATCATGCTTAAGCGCGGAATAACAGATCCAGCAACCATAAACGCACTGAAAAACATGCAGCCTCTATGGGCCGAAGACAACCGAAGGAAGTCTGCGCGAATGATTTAAAAAGCCCCTTGCGGGGCTTTCGTTCCGGTCCTACCGTTAAAATTGATCGCGATAGGCGCCCGAAAATGGGTATCTAAATTCGACACCACTGATTTTATATTCACACGGCACGTTGACCTTCAGGTTCAACATCTGTGGAGCCAGGGAGCGCCACGGGATCGGCACCTGCATGCCCAGGTTCTCGTCGTTCAGCTCGTAAGCGACGATACGGTCCTTGCTGCCGTTGGATACGCCGGCGGCGGCCAGTTGGGCAGCGGACAGTTGCAGGCGGCTGAAGATGTTGATCGGGCGACCGGTCAGCGCGGTGTACTGGTTGTTGGTGCGGAAGTATTCCAGCATCGTCTTGTCGGTGATGGTGCCCATTCGCTTGTTCGAGATGAACGCGAAGCGGGCAGCATCCAGGATGATCGTGTCAGGGACATGGACGGTCGCCGAGTTGATGTAGACATCAACCAGGATCTTGTTCAGGTCGGCGACGATCTGGTCACCGGTGGTCGCGGCGTTGTACCAATCCAGGGTGGAGTTCGACAGCGCCAGGTTGGGGTTGTTGAACAGTCCGGTCATACCTCGAGCAACATCACCGAAGTAAGCCACGCGCTGGGTGTGCTCCTGGGCGCCACGGAACGCCAGCTTGGCTTTGGAGCTGTCCAGCGGGATGCGCAGTTGTTGCGATTTGCGCAGCTCATCCAGGCTGTAGCTGTACTTGTTGCCCGCGTAACCTATCGGCACGGACGACTTGTTGGCCGACAGGGTTACGTCCGGCAGGTCGTCAGCGCTGGCGCCGATGAACTTGCCCAGGGTCACGCCGTCGTAGCTGATGTAATTCCACTCATCTACCCATTCAGGCAGAGAGGTATCGACCGGGATCAGCTCGTCGTAGTTGATGGCGGCGTACTTAGCCTCGTAGATACGAGCTTCCAGGTTCGCCAACTGGCTGATGTAGAACGCCAGGCCGTCATCGAGGGTCGGCAGACCGTCGTTGAAGGTCACTTGGTAAGCATCGCGGCCAATCTGGTGCGCAATAGCGGCATCGATGGCTACGACGATTTTTTTAAGCTGGGTCATGTCGATTAGCCCCCGATCTTCAGAGAAATTTTAGCCAGCGCGCCGGCGCCGGCGGAGCTGACCCATTTGGCGTTCGGGATCAGAACGGCCAGGGTTGCAGCAGCGCCGACCACGTTCGAGAACTGGCCCTGGTTGGTGCCGGTGCCGTCGCCGATGACCAGATACACCGGGTCATCCTTGGAAACTGCGACTCGGGCGGTCACCCAGACAGGCGCTACGGTCTCGACCGACATATCGCGCTTGGCGACTGCGCCAATCACATCGGTGGCGGTGTAGGCGCGGTTCAGTTCGCGCTTCACGATGCCGATGAACTGGGCTGCCGTAGAGCCGGCCACAGGCAGCTTGGCGCCGTCATCACCATCGGTAACGACACCCAGGCCGAATGCGATATTTACCGTGCCCTTGTTGACTTTGGAGACGGCGTTGGACAGTTCGCCGTCGGCGACCATACCTGCGTAAGCGACGCCGTGATTGAGTGCGTTACCACCTTGAACAGCCATGGTCAGGCTCCTTTCTGGGGTTGTTTGTGGGCGCCCGACAGCTTCTGCTTGTGCTGCTGGTATGGGGTCGGCGCGGCGTCGGCGGTCGCCGTGGTGGCTGCGCCGTCCTTAGCCAACTGCATGAACTGGGCGAAGAGCGCGGCAGTGTCACCAGTAGCGGCCTTGGGCTTCTTCTTGCCTTCTTCGTCCATGTCGTCTTCGTCAGGCTCTTTCTCAGCCTCGGCGTCGAAGGCGCACTCGACATAACCGGCAGACTTGTCGCCCCACGCCATTTTCGGACGCTTGACGGCCAGCGCGGCGCGCTTGATCTCGATCACATCGAGGCTGTCGCAGGTGAACGAGTCGCCGGCGATCTTGCGGGCCAAGGCCTGGGTGCTGCCGATCAGGACGACGCGAGCATTGATCGCCTCGTCGCTCGAAGCCTTGCGGGCCTCGGCCAGATCTTCGGCTGCCTTGTCAGCGGTTGCCTGGGCCTTGTCAGCCAGTACCTGTGCATCGTTTGCCTTCTTGTTCAGGCGCTCGAAAGCGTCAGTGATCGCGACAGCGGTTGCCGCGTCTGACACTTCGACCGAGCTACCTGAGTCCAGCGTGACTTTATGGGTCATGTTGCTCTCCGGGGTGTGGTCAAAAACGCGAGCATTGGCGCCCGCCCTTGCTCTTTCTACGATCGCGACGTGATTTATCTTGATATCGCGCTGGATGTAGTCGTATGTCTGGCCGTCCTCGGTCACCCCTGGGGTTTCGTCGTAGACAGCGGTGTATCCGGCGGACAGTTCGCACTTTCCGCCAATGATCTCGTCGATGGTCTTCTGGTCTTTGACGATCAGGTCGCAGATCACGAAGTCGCCATCACGGCGCCCAGGGCCGCGCACTACGCCGACGGCGACACCCTTGTAGGTGGCAGCGGTGACCAAGGAATGCGGGTGGTTGTTCGTAACGTCCGAAGCGTCGTAGGTGCCGAGCGAGGCGTCGCTGAACACCTCATCTTCAGGCCGGTACACGCGGACAACCCGCATCGGGTCGCCATCGAGACCAAGCTCGCGGGCCAGGTATTCCTGAATCCCCGTGCGGGCAACCCGGCCCGGAACCTTGAGGAACCCCTCGTCGGTGTACTCTCGCTGGGTAATGCGATACCCGGCCCGGTCGAAAACCGTGCATTTCATGTTGCGGCCTCGCGGGATGGATGAATTAGCGAAGAACGCCCGGCGCTGTCTTGCCTGCGTCTTGGTTGGCCTTGACCTCGCGGGCGCTCACTGGGCGCGCAATGCATCGGCAGGAATAGTCAGAGCCAGGCTTGATCGGAACGCCCTTGTCGCTCAAAGGCAGGTTGTCCCAGCGGTAGATACCTTTGCCGTATGCGGTGACCTTCTCGTCGATGACCCGGTGTCGGTGACGAACGCGGCTGTCGTCTGAGTCTACCCATTTAAAGAATTCAAAGCCGGCGCCCTTCTGCTGCTTCTCGGCCAGTTCGCCTTGAATCTTCGATGTCTGGTCGCGGGCGATCATCCTGGCGCGGCGCTGCGTCACGCCGAACTGCTCCTGCAGCGCCTTCTCGATGTAGCCAGGCCGCATACCTGAGCGCATGTTCGCCATAACCAGCGTCTGCACCTCTTCCAGGTACTTGGCGGGGATGGACTTGATGAGCTGGGCGTTCTGTTGGGCCGAGGCCTTCAGGTAGTCCTGCAGCACGCTGTTGCCGCTGAACACATCGATGCCGGCCGACTTCTTCAGGTCGCGCTCGGACTTCTTCAGCGACGACTGGACGAACTCGCCGGCTATCCTGCTCGCGCCAGCGCTGACCCTTTCGTTTTGCCACTTGCTGAACAGGAACGACATGGCGTTGCTGATGAGGTCAGACCAGGCATCAGTCGTGGCCACCGCGTCCTGCGTGTACTCCGGCGCCAACTGGCGAACCAGCGGCATCACCTCCTTGGCGATGTCCGCTTTGATCTGCTTGACCAGCCGCTGCAGCTTGGCGTTGTACTGGATGCCGATCATGCTCATGGTCATTCAACCTTGTCGTCGTCATCCACCGGGTCATTGAACATGGTCAGGTCCTCATCCTCTTCCAGCGCGGCGATCTTCTCGTCGTTGAACTGGTAGAGCTCTTCGGCCTGCAGGCGTCGCATGATCTGGCTCGGCAGGACGATGCCGGCGTCCTTGTACATGATGTCGGTCTCGGCCTTGGCCTTGTTGGCGGTAGCGATTTGCACCGCGTCAGGCTGCTGGAATGGGTTCCAGACGTAGTTGAAGTCTTCGAGCCACTGCCCGGTAGCGGAACGCACCATCACCTCATCAAGCTGCCGAAGGCCTGGATCGATCTGGGTCAGGCGCTTCGAGGACAGCGAGTTGAAGTAGTTGTCCATGTCCCCTTCGCCGGTGGCGTTGAGGCCTTTGGCGGATGTGCCGAACAGCCGGGTGAGCGGGATGTCCGCCGCGCCGCTGATCCATGTCATGAGCGTGTCGAGCACCGGCGCAACCCCGGACAGGTCCAGGGTCTTGCGGTCGTAGGTCTCTTCACCGTCCAGCAGCGCCAGATTGATTGAGGACTTCATCATGCTGAACAGGGCGTAACGCGCCGTGATGGCGTCGTCCTGATCGCTCGCCAGCTCATCGGAGAGCCCGTTGCGCTGGATGATGTCGACGTTCGCTTCCTGCATCAGCTCGGCAATGCCGTCCTTGCTGGCTACGATGTCCATCACGTCGTCGAGGCACTTGCGCAGCTCTGAGTCACCCCAGCCCTGCGTCTGCGCCCGCTGACGGCGCGGCAGCTTGGCACCAGCGAACCGGGCAAAGTGCGTCCAGTGGATCATCTGGGCGCCGGCGGCGATCGTGTAGAACTCCGGCTGCAAGTAGTTCGCGGCCAGGATATTGGTTTGGTTCAGGTCCATCGCCGTCATGTCGAAGCGGTCGATCACCAGCAGGCGGTACAGGTCGCCCTTCTTGATCTTCTCCGGCTTGAGCGGCTTGGTCAGGTCCTGATTGGTCAGCATGAGGATGCCGGCGCCACCGTAAAGGCGCGCCCAGCTGGTTGCCTCGCTCACCATGGCCGGCAGTTGAAGGCGGTCTTCCTCGGCCCGGATCACGTCCGCGTCGTCGCACTTGAGGGTGCGCCATTCGCGGGTCATGTCCTCGGCCGGGTAGTCCACGATCGCCCGGGCAAGCCAACTGGTTTGGTAGGCCGCGTCGAGTTGCTGGAAGTTGTTCAGGAACCCGTACTGGAACTGGTTGTGTGAGCGCTTGGCCTTTTGGGTGCCAAGGCCCGACACGACGTTCACCAAGCCGTCACTCGACGACTTGATCTGCGCCTCGTACTTCTGAGCGGCCCGAACAAGGGCTTTGCCCAGCTTTTTGTCTGCTGGCACTAAGCCCTTCTTGCTCATGGGGTCACCGATTGGGTTATAGGAGGTCGCGGATTGGTCTCGAATTGGCTACCAGGTGCGGACATGCACCCATCACGAATGCATCAGCCAAGTTGGGGGACGCGACACTACGCCGGGCCAGTTCATCCTTGGTCTCGACCATGTCCAGTCCGCGCTTGCTGTAGCGCTTGCGTGGCGTGGACAGTTCGAGCTTCAACTGCTCAATCTTTTTAAGGTCGCCGGAAATGCTGATCAGGTCGGACGCCTTGAATTTGTGCCCCTTGGTGACCGCGTTGAACGTATTGCGCATGCGGTCGGCCACGTCCTGCCAGGCCTGGGCCTTCAGGTTCTCAAACTTGTCCTTGTTCTTGATCTTCGGCGCGTATTCCTTCTCAGGATTGACGATGGCGCCGGCGGCGTTGAACTTGAAGTACCCACCATGAATGCGCGCTGCCTTCAGGGTGGAACCCACGTGAGCACCGTTACCGATGCTGTCGTAGATCAGTCGCCCGCCGCGCACGTGAGACCACGCACGCATAGCCGACTCGTTCAACTCGTCTTCACCAGCCTTCCAGTCGTCCATCTCAAAGCAGATAGCCCCGTCGAACATGGCGCAGGCGTTGCTGTCGTCGCCACTATCCGCCACGTCATACCCGACAGCCTTTGCGCCGGACAAGCTCATGCCCAGCTTCAGGTGCGCGTTAACGCACGCCTCCACCCAGGAGAACTTGATTACCGCTGCATCATCGTTGGTGCGGGGCTGGCCGAGGTAGATGTGGTTGTACGACTCCTCGTCGGCCTCTTTCAGTCGCTCAGCCTTGGAGCGCGCAGTGTCGGAGAGGAACGGGTTATCGGAGTAGTTGATGTGCTTGATGACGCAGTCGTCGCCCAGCAGCTTTGGTAGCTTGGCCTGAACAAAGTCGGTCATGAGGTCCGGGTTCCAAAGAATCCAGATCTCCGAACCCTGCTTACGGATTGTGGGGTCAATGACTTTCCACTGATCTTCGGTGAGGCCTTCGCCCTCCTCGATCCAGCAGATGTCGACACCCTCAGTACCCTTGATGTCGTTCAGGTTGCGGGCGATGCCGTAGAACAGGAACTCCGAGCCGGTCTTGCGGTGCTTGATCGACGATACGCCGATATCAAACTCCTCCGTCCACCCGGCCTGGTTGATCTTTTCCTTGATGACCGTGTACACCGAGTCGGCGATACGGTTCTGGAACTGGCGAATGCAGAGAAACTTCACCGTGTAGTTGCGAGCCAGGAAGGCAGCCATGCCGCCCGCGTCTTGGGTCTTCGATGAGAACCGCCCACCCTTCAGAAGCTTGTACGGCTTCCTGATCCGCCAAAACTCTCGAAGGTTCGGGTTAAGCTGGTACATCGCCAGTGTAGAAGTCGTCCAGCGACTTCCCTTTGGGGCTCATGCTGCCATCGCTACTGGTGTGGTCGTGCTTCTGCGCCGACTCCCAGCCCTGCATCCGGGCAAGCTGCTGAATCGCGCCAAGACGATCGTACATCTCAATCTTCGGGCCGAACTTGGTCATGGTCACCGACTTGATGGTGGCCGCTGCCACGTCAGGGATCTCGACGCTGTCCTTCATGCGCCAGATAGTTTCAGTGACCGGACCTTCAGGACCATCGATCTCGCGCTGGTCGAACTCAAGGATGTCGGTGATGGATGTCTCGGCAATCAGACTCAGTCGCTCAAGGGCGCGTTGACGAGTCATTACCGAGTCAGTCACTGCCGATTGATTCAGCTCTTCAAGCCTCGCCCCAATCTCACCCTTCTTGAGCAGTGAGCTTGCCTTGTTGTTTATTGTCTCAGGCTTCATGTTCGCAGCACTGTAAGCCTGCCTGTAAGCCTCGCTGGCGTTACCCGTCTTCAGGTAGGCCAAGCAGAAGGCCTCCTGCTTTGGGGTCAATGCCATTCAATTATCTCCAGTGTCGCGACACAATTCACTGATTCGCGAAACGTGTCGCGAGCTACGGATTCTTTGGTGGTGGCGCTACCGGACCTTTGCGCTCGATGGGTTGATACCCACCAGCAGGCGTTATCTCACACACATGCCCACGGCGAGCCCAGGCATAAGCCACCATCCCAGCATGGAGCATCACGCCCATGGGGTTTACCCAATGGCCTTGCATGGAAGTGACGAACGAGCCGAAGGCGCCGATGGCGACCAAGTAGAACGCAGCACTAAGTAGTGGCTGATCGATCGGACGCAACCGCCGCAGGTAGTCACAGGCGGCCAGAGCGACGACGAGGCAAAGAGCCGCATCAACCAGCCCCAGCGTCGATAAAAGAATGCTGTTCATGTCAGGCACCTCGCGTCGTCGGGAAGGACCCTATGACTGCTTTGATGGCCGGGATGATGTTCATGGCGGTCAGGCCAAGTACGAAGGCAACGCCACATAGGAGGTTGTCATCGACTACAAGGTCGAGCCGCGTGGCGATCCAGCCAGTGACAGGCTGAGACAGGTACATCGAGAAAAAGAAACCGGTGGCCACCGCTGCGGCTGCCTGGCCCCGGGTTAGATCCCTCAGAAAGCCGAGAGACAGAATCGAGCCAATGAATGCAGCCATGACCACGCCGTACTTCACCAGCAATACGCCGGCGGCAGTGCTCGTTGGTTCTGCCATTGGATACTCCATGATGAATAGATCAGCCCCGGCGGCACTCCCAGCTCAGAGCGAAGGGTGTGGCGGGGCCGAAAACAAGAAGGCCCCGATCAATGCCGAGGCCTCAATAGGCCCTCAATGAGAACCTTTGAATTGGTTGCGAGGGATGGATTCGAACCATCGACCTTCGGGATATGAGCCCGACGAGCTGACCGCTGCTCTACCACGCAAAAATCAGGGGGACGACTACAGGTTCTTTTTGTGGATGCGCCAGCCCATGGCGACACCGGGATGCAAATACTCGCCGGTGCGTGGATGGCGCGAGAAGTCGGTCTCGCCAACTTGGCGTGCGACCGCCTCCCATGCCGTTCTGGCGCGCTCCAGCAGATTGCTTTTGGCTTTCAGCTTCATGCGCATCTCCAGAAGGTTGAATTCGAGGCAATAAAAAACCCGGCGCGGTGGCCGGGTTCTTTGTAGTCAGTCCTAC